GCCATTAATACCACTCCTTTCTAATTCTAATAATTTATTTCTATATCTATTATCATTCGTTAATCTAATAAGACTTTCTATATCTCTTTTACTTAGCTTATCGTCTATCTCTCTTTTTATAGCCATAATAACCAGTATCTTAGCTTTATAAAAATTATTTACATGTGTATGTCCGTTTTCAAATTTCTTGTTTGTATTATGTACAACAAATCCGTCACTACATCTATAAATTGAATACTCTTTTCTTTGAAATATTTTTCTACTCATTTAGATCAACTCTTTCTTTGCACAACAAAAGGAGCCCATGAAGGGCTCTTTTTTAAATTGAGTATGAGATTAAAATCTGTTTCTGCTGTTGTATGATAGTAATTACAATTAGCAAGCTACAGGATTCGAACCTGTATCACATGGGGGAGTGATTTCCATTACTTGCACGTTGCTGAGGTTTTACCCCCAGCCATTTCCTGTCATAACTAAGTTGTTAATTATATATTCATACTTAAGGAGGACACAAGTCTGTGCCAAGAAAAAACCAATGTTTTAAAAAACTGTAGCAATTATACTAGTCAAATAGGTTACCAGGCTATCTGACATTCAATAAGAGTTCGTAAAGAAAACAACTTTTATATTTTCCTATAATACAAATATACTATAGTTTTCCGTCTAAAAAAGGAACTTTTACGGAAATTATGAGGTAACTTTACGGAACTTTTACGGAAATCATATAAGTGATTTTATTTTGTTTATTATATCGTTTCTCATAATTCTACATTTTTTATCACTATATCCTATTTCTTCTCCTACATCTAACCAGCTTGGTGCTTTTTTTCTATTAGAGAAATATCTAAAGCTAACAAGTCTTTTCTCTTCTTCTTTTAGCAGCTCTAGTGCATTTTCTATTTTTCTAATTTGTCTCTCTTTTTTATGTATCTTATTTTCTATTTCTATTATCTGTCTCTCTTTTGCAAGTACTTCATTTTCAACTGTATTGCTTATGTTATTTGTTTGTCCTGTTCTTTCATCAGCATAGCTAATAGCTTTGCATCCCTTGTAATCTATTTCTAAATATTCTAAATCTATTTTTAGACTGTTTAATTCTATTTTCATAGAATTATAATTATATAACTTACCTTCTGCATCTGAAAATATTTTATCTTTTTCTATTGTTTTACTAGCCATGCTCCCACACTCCTGTTATAATATTATTAAGGAATTTGTCGGAATGTGAAAGCATTCCTTTTTTTATGTCAATTATTTGTATCTTACATGCATAATCTGCTTACTATCCACAAACTTATAACAAATATGATTATTGCGTCTGCTATTGCTCTATTCATATTTTTCCCCTTTTATTTCCCATTCTTCTGGAATAGCTACCTCTTGGCAACTATATCCTAATACCTTAGATATTGAGCAACCTTCGCAGTCATCTTGTTTAGTACATTCTTTTTTTAATACTTCTAATGCTTGCTTTACTTCTTCCATTAATCTTCCTCCAATTCCTTTTCAGCTAATTTAATTGCTTCCAATGTGCTATATCCCTTTTCTATGTATTTCTTAGCCAGTTCTACAATTTCATTCACTCTGTTTAATAGCAAAGCTTATCACCCCCTTTTTAGTACTTGTAATTCTTCAAGTTTCTTACAATCAACATACTTGCATTTATCTTTACAGTTATGTTTTATAATCGTTCCTTCTCCATATGCTCCTACTATTTGTGGTCCTAAATAGTTGCTGCAGTATTTATCGCCAGTTTCTTTTTTAAAGTATTTACATTTCATCTTTATCACCTAATTTTCTGTTATATCAACTATAGCTGCTACTTCTGAAAATCTTACAAAGAAATTTTGACCATCTTTATCATCTTTAAATAAATTGATTCCCTTTTCTTCTTCCTCTGCTATTTTATTTATATCTGCTAAATTTCTTATGATATTTTCCTCTTTGAAACTTCTTTCAAATTCCTTACCACTTTTTAAAATTATTCTAAATTTTCTGTATTGCTCTGCCATATACTTACCCCCTATTTTCCAGTTTTTTTGCGATTCTGTTTTGTTTATATGCTATCCACTTTTGTACTTCTAAAGCATCAATATCATATAATTCTTTAAGCCATTCAATTCCTATTAGTACATCAGCTATTTCCTCTGCCATGTTGTCAGCATCCAATTTGCCTCGTTTTGCTTTGCTTATTGCTTGAATTAATTCTGCACATTCTTCCATTGCGATAGTTGTAAATAATTCCTCATTTTCTGATGCCTTCATGAAGTATTTTATTGTATTTTCTTTTTTATTCATTTTTTTCTCTATTCCTTTCCATTTCTTCTTTGTTCATATTCCCTCCTAAAAGGAGGTCAGTTGATTATATTTCACTTGAGCTCCAATCATTTTTTCACCTAATCTACTACTAAGTAATTTCTTATATCTCCGTTTTTAAAATATATTTTTATTTCTCCATAATCTAATAAATTATCAAAATATATTTTTATATCTTTCTTAATAATTAATTGTTTCAAAGAGTTTATATAATTTGTTCTTTTTACTTTGTCTGTTATGTTTTTTTCGAGTTTAACTGCTAATATAGCATTAGTCATTTCCGACATTTCTATTGCCTGTATATCATTTGCTATATGTATTAGTCTTTCTTTTGTTATCTCTTTCATTTAAACCTCCTTATGCTGTTATTCCTAATTCGATTAATTCTTTTTTAGCTTTATTCAATCTTGCTCGTATTGTTTCTTTACTAACTCCAATTTTATTACCTATTTTTTCATACGTATAACCTTCTGCACGTTTTAAAGTGATATACTTTATATTTTTTATCTTCATCTTTCCAAGTATATTTAATATTTCATCTCTATTTACTAAAGAAGAATAAGCATCTTTCGTATCCATTAAAATATCTTTGTGAGTTAATATTTTACTCCCTTCATCTCCTTTTATATATTCATCTATTGAATTTTTACAAACATAGTTTATTTTTCTTTTATGATTGTTTTTCTTTCTTACATAGCTATTTATTTCAAATTTTATGCATGTATAAGCATATGTACTAAATTTAGCACCTTTACTTGGATTAAATGTATTAATAGCTTTTGCTAATCCAATCATACCTTCTTCTATGTAGTTTTCTCTATCGCTTTCTGTAGTTTTTTCATAAGTAAATTCTTTGTTTACAACTAAATAAACTAATCCTAAATTTTCTTCTGCTAATTTGTTTTTTTCTTCTGTATTCAATTTCTTTATATCCTCCTAAAAAAATGTCAGTTGATTATATTTCACTTGAGCCTTTACCCAAGGTCCGTATTCTTCAAAATTTGTGCATTTCTTATAAATTCTACTATTAACCCATCTAGCAAAATGTTTAAGTCTTAAATCAGGTATTTGATTATAAATCATTACAAATGGGTCTACTTTTAACGAAGTTAATGTTTTAAATCTATACATATCTTCCTCAAAAGTAGTGTTATAACCAACTAACATAAAGCACATATGTTTATACTTCTTTACATGCTTGCTAAGTGTTTCAATACCTTCTAGCACCTTTCTTTCGTGTCCCATTAAATCCCATGCATAATGTAAACTTCTTAAATGTTTTACTTGTCCTAACCAGTAAGCCTTTTCATCTGTCATAAGTCTTACATCACATCCTTGATTTATATCAACTATAAGTTTACGTTCTTTTATTTCTTTTAGTTTATCTATGCAATACGGATCAGCAGTAAGATTATTATCATGTAAAATCAAAATATTACTTTTAGGATTAAGTAAATCACTTATTTCAGCTACATCATGAAACTCACCTTCTTTTTCTGGTACAAAGCAAAATCCACAATTTCTTACACAACCTCTAGATGTATATCCCATACCAGCCTCTACAATTTCCTTAGCCTTTTTTAGTTTGTGTTCCTTTGTTCCAATACCTTTCATTCTACTAGCTATTTCTTCTATGCTATATAGCTCATAATCAGGTCTAAGTTTTTCAATTTTATCAGGCAAAGTCTTTTTTATATCCCAGCCTGTTCCACCGATTTCTATTTTATCTTCATATTTATTTACTAGATCTTCACAAATAGATTTACTTCTAGTAAAAATTGCACTTGCAAATATTTTTTCGTATTCTTTTCCATCTTGCACAAATTCGACTGTTTCTCCGATTGACTTGTAATAAGTTGAAAGTTTCATAAGTGCAAGATTAGGAATTTTACTATCTACATCTATTAATCCAATCATTTTATTCACCTATATATTTAGATATTTTTTTATAACCTGTATAGCTTCTTCTGAGCCATTACATCTAACAGCTTTATATCCGTAACTATTTAGTTTTTCTAGCCATTCCTTTTGTTCTTTTGTCATGCTCTTTGTTTTATCTGCTTTTAATTCTATGAATAATCCTGCATATTTTTTTATTAGCGTTTTTTATAAAATTTATTTCCCATGTATTTTTATATGGAGTGTCTTGTCTTATAGCTGATGCTACAGCTCCAGCGTATATTTTCTTGCCATATACACCTGTAAGATACTTCGCTACTGCATTTTGGCCTGTAAACTCTAATACTTCTCCAGTTTTTATATTTTTCACTTCGATTATATTTTTTTCCATTACTATTCACCCCTTTTCTTTACTTCTTTTGTTTCTAGTGATTTCAAATAGACTTGCAACTCCTCAGGACTTAATTTGTATTCTTTTACTTTGCTGCATTTTTTCTCGCTTTCGTAATTGCCTTTTAAAATAATCTCTCCTGGTTGAAAATAGTAAACTCCACCTTGATTATCTCTAGTTTTAACTTGCTTTACATTCAGATTTCTCACTGATGATTTTTCTTTTCTAGTGCATCCACATGATTTTGTGTTTCCAGATTTCAAGTTATATTCTCTGACGGATACTGTATTTCCGCAGCTACACTTACATATCCATTTTCTTCTACCACTTGATTCTTGATCTAATTCTATTACTGTAAGTTTGCCAAATACTTGTCCAATTAGGTCTGGATTTTCTCTAACAAGTCCCATTTCTTTTACATATTTTTTTATAGTATTTTTATTTCTATTTAACTCATAAGAGATGTTTAGTATGCTTAATCCTTTATTGTATAATCTCTTTATCTTTTTTCGTTCTAAGTCTGATAGTCTTAATGCCATTTGTGATTATCCCCCTCCTAGGGCTCGTTAAAGCCCTATATTATATTTCTTAATCTATAGTTGTTTTCTATTCCTCTAGGGAATGTTATTATATTATTTTGAGCCATTTCGACAATTCGTGACCCAACAGCCTCATCAAACATTAATATTTCCTTTATGCTTTTCTCAGTTGATATAATCATTGGTTTACCTTTTAAATATCGAGTGTTTATGACTTTATATATGTATTTTCGGTCTGCTGATGTAACTTCTCCCTTTAGAAAATCATCTAAAAATAATACTCTTGGATTTATATATTTTTCTAATTCTCTGATAAACTCTTCTTCTTCATTGATAACTTGTTTTAGATTAGTCAGCATTGATATATACTCTTTATACACACACCCAACATTGTTATTTATAAGTTCTAACATAGCCCCGATTCCTAGATGTGTCTTTCCACTTCCAGGATTTCCACACAAAATCAAACTTGCATTAGTTTCTTTTTTTAAGAAGTCATTAACATATCGTAAAACCTCGTTCTTTGCCTTTATTTGCCATTCCTTGTTAGTTTTAAAGGAATTAATCGTCTTTTGTCTAAAAACCTCTGTAAGACCACTTAATGCAAGTTTTTCGATACTTTGTCTTTTTTCTAAGCAGCTACAAGGTACAGCCACCTCATATCCATCCTTTATCTCGAATGTATATCCTCTATCTTCACATTTAGGACAATCATATTTTGCTGGTTCTGGAGCATGTTTTTCCAAAGCAACTTTTAATCTATTCAATAAAATTGCATCCATTTTATTCATCTCCTTTATAATCCGAATTTTTCATCTATTTTGTCTAGAAAATCTAGATCTTGTTTATTTAATTCATCTTGTTGTCTAGGTTTGTTTTGTTCTTGCTGTAATTTGTATGCTTGTAATTGTTCCATTGTGTATATGTTATTGTTTGTCCAGTTGTTGATTATACCTTTTAGATAGCCCCAGTTGGTTTTAGCTCTTTCGGTGCATATTTCTATTGCTCTTGCAAATAAATCTCTGTCTATTGTTTCTGTCATTTCTATAAGCCATTGAGCTATTAATTGATTTACCGTTCCTATATTTTTTTCAAATAGGTTAGTAAATTCTTTTAAATCATTACCTACCAACTTACTTACATTTTTTTCAGGAGATGCTGTATCTTCTTTTTGTTTTTGTTTTTCTTTTTCTTTTTCTTTTTCTTTTTCTTTTTCTTTTTCCCCCGAGTCTATGGATAGACTATCTAAGTCTTTATCTAGACTATTATTACTATTTTTATAGTCTATAGATACTGTATCAATAGGGTATCCATACTCTATACATACTCTATATAAATAATCTTTATAGTCTTTACTTTTTATCTTTTCAATTTCTTTTAAAATGCAATTTTTCACTTTAGGAGATTTAGAAAAGTTATGTTTATGCCAGTTTTTTATAAGTATTTCTTTTGTTTCTTCGTTGTAACTTGTTTTTCCGTAATCTTCAAATCTTTTTAATAATTTCTGTACTGTTTCTCTGTTATATCCTGTTTGCATTTCTACAACCTTATAAGGTAATTCATAGCATCCACATTGTGTTGTTCTAGAGTTGCTTAGAAGATATAAATAGAAATACTTTTCTTCTGGAGTTAAATCTAATACAAATCCATCTTCCCAAAAGTCTACTTGTATTGCTCTGTATTTTGCCATTAATATTCACCTTCTTTACTTTTCTAGGAAGGGGATTGCTCCCCAACCTAGCTACATATCCATTACTTGCTGTCCTTCTATTTGTCCATTATCCTCTTCTATAGGTTCTTCTGTGTACTCTACATCTTGTACTGGTTCATAGTTTGTTAGTAGTTGTAATAGCTCGTCCACTTCTTCGAATTTTAAGTCTTTTAGGTCATATCCGTTACTGCTGCAGAAATATTCAAGCTTTGATGTATCTTTAGCATCTTCGTGACTATATAATCCTTTTACCTCTGCCATTGCTAATAACTTTCTCTTTTGCTCACTTGTTGCTTTGCCTATTACAACTTCTTTTTGTGGTAATTTATCTGGTACGTTTTTCATTTCGCAGCTATCATATAAACCTTGTAAATCTTCTGGGAATGCTTCTCTTAAAGCAGTTACCATAGCACATTTTCTAATCATTACACATGGCATCTGCTTCCAAGTTGCTTGTGATTTACTATATTCTTCTAAAGCTACTTCAGATCTAACAGGGAATTTCACATTTTTTACATATACCTCACACCAACCACCGATTAATTGTTCTTTTGGTGCTTTTAAGCTGCCTTCTCTGTATTTCATTTCTCCATTAGATAAAACTACTATTCCAGCTTTCATTCCTTCAAAGTTAGGATTTTTATAAGCTCTTTTAACAAATACATCTTTACCAGTAACTATTTGTGCTGGTTGACTTCCAAATTTGATTAAGTATGCTTCGTTTATGAATGGATTAAGATGTTGAGCTTTGCATAACTCGATAAACATCAATGTTTCTTGGTCTGTTATATCTCCGTTACCTCTTACAAGATAATTCTTGACTGTTTCTACGTTTAAAACTTGTCCACCTTCTAGAGTGCATTCTGCAAGTGCTAATGCTCCATTTGTTCTTTGTGCTGCTTTATTCATGTTATTCACCTTCCTTATTTTTTAGTTTTTGGTATAGTTAAACTTGTTCCGACTTCTAAGTGGCATCCTTCTACATCTGTACCACCTTTTATAAGTTTTTTAATTGCATTTTTATCAACTTTAACTGTTTCTGTTACAACAGTTTCTTTATATGTATCTGGTACACTTTCTAAATCATCTATAATAAGACTTCCTGGATTGTTTCTTATAGTAAAGTTGCCTAAATCTGTTTCCATCTTTTTAACTCCAAGTGCTTCCATATTGTCTTTTAACATCTTTTTAAGATTTTCAGCTTTGTTTTGTCTTTGTTTTTTTAACTCTTGAAGTCTTTTTATTTCACTGTCTATGCTTTCTATTTGACTATCTATATTTCTAAAAACGTATACAAAACCATTTGATTTATTTTTTATTTCATCAGCTATTATTTTATTAGCTTTTACTAAATTTTCTGCTAAATCTTCTTCTCCATTTTCTAAATAGTCACTTATTAATCTATCTACTTCTATAAAGTTGCTTGTAAGTTCATATAAATTCATTTAAATTTATCCCCTTTCGTGTTATAATTTAAGTATCTTATATTACATATAGTGTTTTGTTAGCTCCCTAGATTACTGTCTAGAGAGCTTATTTTGTTATGCAAATATTGGATTAGCATCATGCATATAATCCATGTAAGCATGTGTAAGGATATCGTAAAGTTCATTTTCTTTTCTTTGATATTCTTCATATGCTTTTTTTCTTATGTCATCTTTTTCTTCTTGAGTCATGTTTGAATTGAATGCTTGTCTGTATGTTTTTAGATATTCCATATAATTGTCAGTGTTTGTTTTTAGGACCATATCCTGAGTTTCTTCATAGATTTGTTTTTTACTCTTCATTTGTTGTTCCCCCTTATCTCCAGTTACATTTTGAGTTCATTAACTCTATAAGTTGCTTTACAGTCATGTTTGGATATTTATTTGCTAAGTAGTTTAGAACTTCTGGTGTACATTTCATCTAACCACCTCCTTTAAAGACTTTCCTAGTTTTCTTTTGACATATTTGTCATAACTTATTCTGTCTACTAGATACTTTCTCCCCATATGATTTACTGTGTATTCTCCTGTGCTAAGTCCATATCTTGCTACCTGTAAAGCATAGTTACGGCCACAATGTAGATACTCCTGTAATTGTTCTATTGTTAGATATTCACATGGTGCATAGTCTTCGCTATAACGAAATTTTTCAACGATATCAACTAAGTCAATTCTTTCTGATATTGTTTGAAGTAGTTCGCTTTGGTCCATGTTTCTTACTAACATCTTTTCAAATTCACTTGCCATACTTTCACCCCCTAATTATGTATGCTGTGCCACCAAGCCCCTAAAAAGAAGCCTATGTTAAATATGATTACTGCTGCTATGTATTTTGCTAACATGATGCCTCCTATCTGCTATAATCAACTACTGTGTTATTGCCTTGTTTTCTAAGTAGTGCAAACTTGTTTTGTAACACGTGAAACATTTTAATTTCTGCTTGGTATGGAGTTATTATGCTCCATTCTTCTCTAAAACCTCTAGCTCTTAATATGTCACTTACTGCTTCTACTTCTCTTTTAAAAAAATGTTCTGTTTTTATATAAGTTGCCATGTTAGTTACCTCCCAAAAGTCCTCTTTCGTTAACTTCATTCAATAACTGTTCATCTGTATACTGTGAAAGTATTTGAGTTACCTTTTGATTTTCTTTTTCTTGTCTTTTAAAATATTTTTGCACCTTTTCTTTCATTTTTTTATCAGTTATAAATCTTATATGTTCTACACAATAATTAAGCACTATTGTTACGAGTTCATCAGCATTTATAAATGATGATTCTATGTCAATTTCATCAAAATATCTAAACCCTTCATCAGAATTATCTCCTAAATAAACATTTATCCAAGGGAATCTTTCATCTAGTGTAAATTTGAGGCTGCTTCCTATTTCTATCACTCTAATATTTGCAAATTCTATTTTTATATCTCCACAATAAGTAAATTCTAATTTTTTATTATCTTCCATGTTTAAATCCTCCTTAGTTAAAAAAGCTTTGTTGCTCTTGTTTGTCTTCTAAAAGTGTCTTGTAACCATTTTTTCTTAAAATATCATGGATAAACTTTTTACCAGCTTGAGTCCATCTTGTCTGAGGTTTAGCATTCGGTATATCTGGTTGATATGGTCCTGTATATCCTTTACCTTGATACTTAGCATATAAAAGCCATTGTCCGTTTTGTTTATATTGAACTCCTAGATCATGGAGTAATGCATTTAATGCTTTACCAGCCATTCCAAAATCTTTAGCTATTTGAGTTGGAGTTAATAATGTTTTTTTATCTTCTAAAACTCTTTCTGCATATTCTGCATGCGGTTTTAATTCGTTTATTGCATCTGACTGTTTTTCTATTGTGTCTATTAGAGGTTTAGTTATAACTCCCTCATATTGTTTTAAAGCTCCTATTCTCTCCATTTCATCACCATTTAGGATTTGTAACTGCAGCATTTGTTTTTCTGTTAACTGAGGTACTTGTTGTTCTTTTATGTACTGTTCCATTTCCTCAAATTTATTCATATATCTTATAGTGAATAAATCTCCCTTTTCTCCAGTTGTTTTATGTGCTAGAAATTCACAGCCTTTTTTAGTTACTTGATACTCTTTTCTTGTTTCACCTTTTGCATCTTTGTAAGAACTTAATTGCCATAAATCAACCAACGAAAAATTTCGTTCGTTAACTTTTTCTAGTATTGTTGTATGTCTTTCTATTTTTCCTATTAAATCTGCATGTCTAACTTCCATCATTTCAGCCACTTCTCTTGATGATACTGTTTGTACTATTCTTTCTACAGTTTTGTTCATTTCGTTTATGTAATCCATATTTCAATCTCCTTTCTTTACTTTGTTTTACTTTAGGTGTACACATTTTACAATACCTGACTTAAATTAATACTCTTAGAGTAGACATTATTTGTAAAAAAAATTTCCTCTATTGTACATCCAAAAAGGTCAGCGATTGTTTTAGCTTCAGATAGTTTAAATTCTCTTTCTCCATTTTCTTTTCTACAATAGCTCATTGTAGATATTCCTAAAACGTTAGCCATATCACTTTGTGTCATATTATGAAATCTTCTGTAAGATTTTACCATCATTTCGTTGTCACCTCTTTTCTTTATAGTTTAATTGTAGTACTCAAAAAGTATGCTGTCAATATGTTTTTTATAAATTTTCTTATATTTTTGTACTCTTTTTGTATTTTGCAGTATATTTAATAGCTAAAAAATAAACAAAATGGTATAATTGCAAGGTATAGGTATACGTTGCGTATAATTATTAATAATATATGTATATGATACTTAGAGGAGGAAAAACCATGCCAACACAAGGGGAAATACTGAGAGATTTAAGATTAGAAAGAAAAATGACTATGCAAGAATTAGCAGATTACTTAAAAGTTTCTAAACAAACAATAAATAGTTGGGAGAAAGATTTTAGAAAATATGATGTTGAGACACTTTTTAAACTAGCTGATTTTTTTAATGTATCTGCTGATTATTTAGTAGGTGCTTCTGAAGAAAGACCTTTTAAAAAAGAATTAAAAAAGTTAGAAGCAGTTGAAAAACTTACTGAAAATCTTACCGATGAACAATTTAATAAAGTTATAGAATTTTTAATATCTACCAAAGATTTAACTGAAGATGAATTTATAAATGTCTTGAAATTTTCAAAGATATTTAATGGAATTAGCAGTGATGATCTAGAGAATATGGTTAAATTTATAAAAAATATAAAAAAAGGAACTTAGAGTTATATCTCTAGTTCCTTTTTATTATTTTAAGTTTTTTACGTTTTTATTCACCTGTTTTTTTACTAAATAATTCTATTTTTGTTTCTCCTGATTAATATTTTGTTTTTTCTCTGTAAGCATAGCGATAATTTCTAATCTTTTTAAAAATTTCTCACCCAGCATTGAAGCTTTCTTTTTATTTTCCATTTTATCCCCCTTATAAACAAAATATTTTCATAGAACAAATGTTCTACATTTTTTCTTATACTATATTATACACCAATCAAAAAGTATTTGGAATATTTTATATAAATTTCTGCAAATAAAGGTAAAATATGTTAATATATGCTACAATTTAAGAAAAAACTAAAGAGGGGGATAATTATGGGATTATTTAAATCTAAAAAAGATAAATCTAATGAAAGACAAGTTATAACTTCTAAAAAAGTTTACAATTTAAAATCAAACGGTAAATATGAAATTGTCTTAGAAGGGAAATTTATTTCTATTACCGCTAAAGGAATTATGAATTCAATAAATAAAGGTTTTACAGGTACAAAGAAAATCTGCTTAGACAATGTAACAGGAGTACAATATAAAAAACCCGGTTTAACTACTGGATATCTACAAATAATATTAATGGGTAGCCAAGAGGCTAAAGGTGGAGTTTTTAATGCGGTACAAGATGAAAATACTATTTCTTTCACTAAAAAAGATAATGAACAAATATTAGAAATTAAAGGATATATAGAGAACTATATAGAAAATAAAAATAACTATAGAAGTCAAAATATATCAAGTGATGCAGATGAATTAATGAAATTCAAAAAACTTCTAGATATGGGTGCTATAACTGAAGAAGAATATGAAAATAAAAAAGAACAAATATTAAAATTATAGATAAACATCAGGGCAGTTTTACCAGCTGCTCTTTTTTTATAAGGAGGGTTACCAATGAAAAAAATTTTAAGTAGTTTTATACGTAAAAGAAATGACAAATATTATGTATATGTAGAATATATAGATGAAGTTGGCAAAAAGAAACAAAAGTCGCAAGGTAGTTTTATAAATAAAAAAGATGCAGATAAAAAATTAATAGAAGTTAAAAATAGTATAAATAATGATATTTATGCTTTGCCGAGTAACATTTCTTTTACAAATCGCTGTTATCGATATTACGATAGCAAGTTAGGGATATCTGAAAATACTATTGCTTGTGCGAAAAGTATCGTAAAAAAACATGTCGAACCTTATTGGGGAAATATGAAATTAAGTGACATAACTGTAAATAAATATCAAACATTTGTTAATTATGTGTTTCAAAAAGATTTAGCTTATCGCTCAAAACGAAAAATAATGCAATTATGCAATGCTGTACTAAATGAAGCATACAGATTACAAGAGATAAATAAAAAGATTACTGATTTTATTATCCTTCCAAAGAATAATAAAACACACGAAGAAGAAATATATTCGATAGAAGAAATAAAACAGATACTAAACGCTTTAGAAAGTGAAAGTATATATTTTCAAAATGCTATAAAGCTTTTAATCTATGGAGGTCTAAGACGCGGTGAGGTTTTAGGTTTAACATGGGATTGTGTAGACTTTGAAAATAAAACTATAAAAATTCAATATAATTTACAATACATAGAAGGTAAATATATCATGAAGCAACCAAAGAGTAAATCATCAATAAGAAAAATTTCTCTGCCAGATCATGTTTTTGACATGCTAAAAAAAGAGAAATTAAGACAAAATAAATTAAAGTTACAAGGTTTAATGAAAGAAAAAGAATATGACACAGTATGCATAAACAGCAATAACAATTATTATAATCCGTACAATTTAGATATTACTTTTAAACGATTTATTAAAAGAATTGGGCTTGAATTTAAAAAGCTACATGCATTAAGACATTCTCATGTTTCTATGTTAGTTGCATCTGGTGTAGATGTAAAAACAATATCAGAACGCGTGGGTCATTCCGACATATCTATTACATTAAAAATCTACGCGCATGCTTTTAAGGAAAATGATAAGATAGCAGTTGACAAAATTGACAATATACTAAGTCAGTAAATTGTCAGTTTTGTCAGTAAAAACTTAACTGGTCAGTAAATTGTCAGTAAGCTATTTAAAAATAAATAAATCAAAAAACACTGATATTTAAACATTGTAAACCGATTTAAATACTAATAAATCATATTTAATATATCTAGTAACTATATTATATTAAACTTATAGTATTAGCAATACCAACGTTTTAACAAAATTTCAAATTAAAATGTCAGTAAAAATGTCAGTAAAATTAACTTATCCACATTTATTATAACACATTAAAGGCTAGAGAATTCATTTCTCCAGCCTTATTATTTATTTATTATTTCCCTACATCATTATTAATATAGCACTTGCTACTCCAATTCCTAGATATGCAATGCGCCCTGTTATTTCCAGCATTATTTTTTTCATAGTCATTACCTCCTTTACGAGGAGTATTGACTACATCTGGAATATTTATACATTATCTAAATGTTATCGGTCGCTATCGGTCGCTATCGGTCGCGTCCGATAAGCTTATCTTTCAAATACTTCTACATATTTTGGTGATGCTGTTATATAAACTCCTGATTTTAATTTATACATATCTGTTCCAGTTCTTTTTACTTTTTCAACTATAGTATAAGCTCCACCAGCAGTAACTTTACCTATTACATTAGCAGCATCAAAATCTGGTTTGCTATGTATGTTTATATCTTTTAATATTCTAACATACTTCGTTTTATTAGCTTCTTCTTTAGAGTTTAATTGATCTAAAAACCAATTCCAAGTTAAACCAGAATACTTTTTAGTTATCATATAAGAAGGACATATTTTTCTAGTCCAATCATAATGTCTTTTTACTTTTTTTACTGTTGTTATTTCTGATTTTAATATTTTTACAAGTTCTGCAGCATTTAAATATGCTTGTTTTTGCAATTCTCTATTATTTTCATATTGGCATATCTCTATTCCTATTGATGTTGCATTACCTTCTTTGCATCCAGCATGCCAGCAAGTTCTGTATAAATTTACAATTTGTCTTACTGTATAAGCATCTACACAAAGTTGAAAACTAGCTTGAGGTTTTCTGTTTAAATCATTTTGGCCATTTTTAACACTTAAATAAAATTGTGTAGCTGGTATATCTGGGCAATCTGTCTCATGTATTGTTATGCTAGTTGGTGTAAAAGCTTCGTATGGTACCATATGTCCCTTTTTTAGTAAATTCGTAGATATTACTTTAGCTTTTCCTATAGTCATTCCATTTTTTAATACACCATTTTCTATATATTTAGTCATATTATCAAATCCTTTCTGAAAATAAAAGATGCTTAAAAAATCGACCTTCTTATCGACTTTCTAAGCGCCTTACAGTCACCTTATAAAGTATTTATATTACTTATTTTTCTATCAAGTTCTTAAAAGCTTGATGTAAGCCTGTAGATGCAAGCCCTGAAAATAATCCACCAAGTATAACTTCTGGACTTACATATCCAGCTATCCATATGTTTAAAGCGCATCCTAAAAGTGCCATGATGCAAGGTATGTATTTATTTTCTATAAAACTAAAACTTGTTTTTATAACATATCCTACACATACACAAATACCTACTACTGCTAAAACTAAGTAGCCACCTAATAAATTTAAATCAAACATTACTACCTCCTATTTAATTAAATAAATTATTTTGTATTGCATAAAAGAAAAAACTAACCAATGCTGTTATAATTGCATAAGTTAGTTTGTTTAAGTTGCTTGCGAGTTTATCTATAGTGCTACATAAATTATCTAATTTTACTGCCATTTCAGACTGTGTATTTTCTAGTTTGTCTATTCTTTCAGAATGTCTTTGCAGCCTTTCATCGTGTCTCTTTAGTGTGTCTTTTAACCATTCATCATTCATGCAAAACTCCTTTCTAAATAAAAAGAGCAGCTAAATTAATAGCTACTCTTTATGATCTTGTTTATTTACTTACTTTATATCGAATTATCTTCTTTTAATTTCTTGTATATTTTCTATCTTTAATGTTTTTTTACTTTTACCTTCTATAACATTATCATTAAAAAAAGCTCCTGTTTTAAATTCGTATGTAATAGTATCTTCCCCGATATCTATAACTTTACCTTTTAAACTATTAGGCCTATTTTTCATAATAAATTCATATTCATTTCCTACTTCTAATAACTCAAATCCTATCGGTTTTTCCATTGCTATATCCCCCTGAAAAAGTATATTTTTCTAAATAATTCTACATATTATGAGGATATTCCTTCTAAAAATTCTAAAAAATAAGTTCGCAATATTTTTAAATTACGAATTTATATCATATGATTATTAATCATGTGCATTTTCCACTTATAATCCTTTTCCCAATCACTTCTAGCAACTTCATTCATAGTAACATTACTAAAAATACTATTTGCTACAATAGCCTCGCCTATTTCTTGTCTAGTAAAATGCGTATTTTTATGAATATTATTAAACATCAAAATACTTTCAGTTGTTGTTTTTACACCACAACCATTAAATTCATTATCATGTAATACTTCGTATAATCCCGAAGGCATTATAAATCCGTAATAGTTATCGTCAAAAGTACAGTTACTAACTATACAACAGTTTGCACCTTCTCTACCATCTTCAAAATCTACATGACAACCTAATCCATCTCTTCCATAATTACGTTCAAATTTACAATTTTTAACTAAGAATCTCTGTCCACCACAACAAGCAAATCCACTAGCATAATTATCGTGTATATAACAATTCTCAATATAACAATCAACACTTGTTGGAAGATGTGTTATCATCATTATTCCACCACCTAAATAATTTAATCCACCACTAGGGGGTAGACGTTTTTGATAAAACACAAGTCTACAATGAGTAGCATCTTTAGGGAATTCATATATACCATATAAATATTCATATTTATGACAACCAAGATACTCATATGTATCAGTAGCCTCATCATGTTTATAAAAGAATATATCATAAAATCTAGCTCCCATATAATCATAACCTAAATATCCAGCCCATATACCAACAGAATAACTATTGTCATTAGTATATTTATTTATAACTCGTTTATGTAACTGACAAATATTAGCCTTTTTAATTCTAACCCTATCTGTATAAGTTGTAGTATCATCTTCACCAGTTTCATAATTTATTGCTCCCCATTCAATATGACTTCCCTGTATAATAGGTGACCATGATTGTTGCCCATGAACACTTCCTATATTAAATCCAGTACACCAACCAATGTCACAATTAACTATACCACATCTTTTACAAGTAGCAAAATTCACATAACGTATTTGCCAACCACCATCACTATCATTATATTGTTCGGGGAATAATTGTCTTTCACCTACTATAGTTAAATTTCGTATTTCGGAGTCTTCAAGAACCGTTTGATATTGTCCAATAGAAGATTCTGGGTTATCTTTGGTTGTAAAATTAAACAAATTATATCCACGCGTAACTTTTATTCCATCTTTATAAACTGAATCCAATGATAAATATTCAGAGAATTGCATTTCGATACGAGAATTATTAAAATCATAAACCGTATTACTGTTAGGAATTATACTACTTTCTGCTTGATAACTATTAACACTACCATCTTCATTATATGTAGTACCTAGAGGCATTTTTAATTTAAAAACAGAACCTTTAGGAAAAACAACTTTATCATAACCAGCACTATCCTCTTCTATAATTTGTTTCATTAATCTATAATTACCTTCATAATCAGTAGCACTAAAAGAATAATCAGAAGGATTGATAGTTTTTATATTTGTAAAAATACGTTCTTTTTTAGGTTTTATAGTAAGAGGCATTTGGTAACTATATGTCTTATCATGATTATAAGCAGTTATAGTGCAAGAACCTTCCTTTAACGCCTCTACAAGCCCATATCTAACTCTAGCAACTTCTATATTAGATGATTCATAATAAACAATATTTTCTTCATCAAAACGAGGTGGAAGTGTTGTTCCAATCAATAAATATTCTTGCCCTACAGTTAATTCACTAATAGGATTAGATATAACTACACCTTCTTCTGCTTTGGTAACAGTTAAATCCTTTATATAACTTGGGGCTATAGTTACCCTAGTATCAAAATTATAATCATAAGTTTTTCCACCTGTGAGAGGTTTAGAAATAGTTGTAGTAAAAGAAGATTGACCTTCTGATTTGGCAATTACCTCATTTTTATTTTTTATAAGTTTATCATCCTTTAATGTTATAGATTTAGTACACATCGGTTCTAATGCAGTAGGAAGAACAGTAGCTGTAGATAATATAGTATCGCCAACGTTTACAGTCATGTTGTCTATTGTATTTGTAACCTCACTAGGAACTAAATTTTCCAATATCCCATTTTTAATAGTATTTATATCATCTAAACTAAGTATTCCGTTATATACTTGATATGCAACAAAAGTAGTGTTTGATTCTTTAGATACATTTTTATAAGAACTAATTTTGCTAGTTAAATCCTTACCATAATCAAACCAACCAGTACTTCCTATGCTTGTATAATTAGTATCATCAATCATATAAGTAATTCCTACAGGTGCATCAGAAGGATTAAACATAAATACATTAAAATGTAAATCGGCACTTGTAGTCTTTTCATTAAATGAAGTATAAAAATATGAGTCTACAGCTTCATACCCTTTTGTAGAAGGTTTTTTTGTATAACCAAATAAATATGATGAATTATTCATTTTAATAGAATTAATACCTAACAAATTAAGATAAGAGTTTAACTTCTTATCTACAAAAGGATACCCCATACTAACATAAATAGCAGTTATACCTTTAGACTCATTAAGATATGGTTTTAAATTAGGGACATCAATAGTTACATATTGTAATCCATTAGCTGTAGCTTTACTAACATTATCGTCACCTTCATTGGAAATTGGTGTAACTGCACAGGAAATATTATTAACACTTGATTTCAATGTTGTAGGAACACTATTTAATCCATAAGCGTGTATATCAAGTACTTTATCACTTAAAGTACAATTTGAGGGATGGATGTAATTATCTGTATTAATTATAGTACATTTAGCTGTATAATCAGCAACCCCTTTGCTACTTAATACTAATTCACCACGTCTATTTAAATAATCATTATTTTTTCTTATAGGTGAAATACTAACTTTTTGAGCCACTGAATAATTATCGGGAGTAAAAGTAAGAGTGTTAGGAGATATTGTAATATATTCGGGAGTATTATTTGTTATAGTAATTGTTTGGTTTAAGTTAGGAGCTGTTGCTAAGCTAACCTGTAAATCGGGGTCAAGTTTTCCTTTAATTTCATTTATTTTAAAAGTATAGTTAGGAGTTGCCTTTATATTTCCATAAACAGGGTTAGATGGTTCTTCAACACAATTCACAGTTATAATAACATCCCCTGTAACAGAATTTATAGTAATAATGTTACCTTTTAAAACAGTACTGGTTACATCTGTTCCACCCATAGTAATAACGACAGAACCTATAATAAAACCTTTGTTTACCGAAATATTACAAGTATACTTATTTCCATAATCAATAGAAGTATTAGTATTATCTAAAGTGCAGTGAGTTAAATTACTTGTTACGGAATAAGCTAATAAAGTAGCAATATATTCTCCTTTATCGTTTTTAGATAACTTATATTTTTTATTATTTATGGTAACTATAATGTCACTCGCATCAAAAACTGTCTGTATATTTTTTATATTAGTTGCCATAGTTTGATAAGTAGCGTCAGCACTTGTTGTTACACCTTTGCCAGTAATAGCGTTTGCTATAAGAGTTTTACCATTACTGGCATTTTGAAAAACCTCATTTATTGCACCGACAATGCTAGATTTTTCAGTTGTATTTAAATCTGTCAATTTACCTGTGTTCGCAATATCTTTAAATTGCGAATCAATTTGACTTTTACTATAAGTCTCACTTTTCTTATAATAATTGCTAAGATCTACTGTCACTTCTCCACCTCCTGTACTTCCTCCAGTTGAGCCTCCTGTACTTTCTCCTATGCCTTCCTTTACCTTTGCTAATAATAAGAATGTACTTACTTTTACATCGTCTTTTTCGATACTAAATAACATTTTTAAATTACCTACTACTTTTGTTATATCACTATCTATTACAGCATCAAAGGAATTATTAGATATATTTGTTACGGATCCATTTATTACTTGCCCGTCTGCTCTCTTGTATTTAGCAGTAATAGAGCAACCAGTTAAACTAACTGGCTGTCCATCTTCATACACATTAATTTTTATTTTATTCCCTTTATCACCTTGAACTAATTTTAGAGATTGAAATTTCTCCTGTTTTAAATCGCTCTCTATATCATAATCTCTCATAGTACACCTCCTATTAACTGTTTAATATGCTCCAATATGTAGAACTTCTTATATTTGCATCATCATTTTTGAATTTAAGGAAGTTTATTAACGTACCTCCGTATTTGATATAGTCCTTGAAAGCCACTTTATAAGCGCTTAATGTTCCATTATTGTAAGCCCATTTATAACTTTGCGTGTATGACCAAGCATAACCATATCCACTGCCATAACTAAGAATGTAGACATCTTCTCTTCTTGTATTTCCAAATACACTTTCTGCATTTGTATCTGACTTAGTACTCATATAAAGGTCAAAGTCTGTTCCGCCTACACCCGTGTCATTTACTGTAAATATACCATCGCAAGTTACTGTTTTTCCATTTCCGTCTGTAATACTTTTACCTTTAAGGCTTGGAATGTAGATTTTTGTTCCGAATGGTAAATTGAACGAACCGCAAGTTTTACCCAAATTCAATGGTATATTACAAGCACTTCCACTGTCTCCACCATATGCAGTTATTTTACATTGTTTTAATTTATATACATATTTATTTCCATCTATTGTTCCCTGTTCACTTACACAATTTGTGTATTCAGTTGTACCTGCATCAGTTACTCCATCGCCTGTTGTACCTCCACCAGTACCACCACTTTCTGTTCCACCTCCTGGAATATTTCCATTATAGTGGCTAGGTTGAGGTCTTACTACCATTACGATATCATCAGCATACCCAGAAGTCCCTGCTATTGAAACTATTCTTATACCAGCGTTAATTGTTGTCCCATCATCGAACGTATGGTTTTTACTCATAGTTCCATTTGTAGATTCTATAACTGACTTTTTACCACTAGAATTATCTCCATAACATACTGCTACATGAGAAACCTTCATATATCTATTAGGTTGTTTCCAATTTCCGCTAGAGTCTTTTTTAGAATAGAATATTAAGTCCCCTTTTTTTATTGGTGAGAAATTATCATCAGTTGAGCCTTTGCTTCCGTAAGTTTTTCCTGTATCTACATTTCTGTAATATACAATTCCAAGACCAACTCTATCGAAATACTCACATTGAGCTGCAGCCTCTCTTGCCCATGTACCATCTGCCTTCACCATATTAAATGCCCATTTTTTACTGCTTTTCTGTAATATATTTTTACGGAAATTAGTAAAGTTTGTTTTATTAGCATATGGCCCATTCACATATTCAAGTCCTTTTGTCATCATACCTGCAAAGGTACTACAGTCTATCGCTTTATAGTGTCTAGTTTTACCACTTCTAGTTACTACCTCCCATAATGACCCTGCAACATCCTGTTCCGCTTTACAAGTTCCACTTAATGGTGTATTAGCACTTCTATAGGTAAAACCTTGTGACCATGATTGGCCACTTGTATATTCGTTGTCACACACTCTCCAATATGTTAGCCCAACTTCCACCATTTCATCTGCATATGGGAAATCATAAATTGTGTCCTTACCTGGAGTTGTTCCTCCACCTGTTGATTCTATAGTGATATATTTATTTGATACATAACCATAAGCTCCATTATAAGTTATTTTATACCATCCTGTCGCATTATCTTTAGCCACTATATTTACTTTTGTGCCCTGTGCTAGTGTTGTAATTATTGCATAACTAGAGCCTGCACCTTTTCTAACGTTTAAGTTGGCTGTAGTAGTACCTACTGCTGAATATGCAGTCTCACCACTGCCTACATCAGTACCTGGTTTATCGGTATCGCCTTGTGATGTATTTTCCCCTTCTATAGTCAATACTACATCACCAAAGAAGGCATATTGCTGCTCTTGATTACTTGATGCCCATAACTCCAATGTATCTGCTCCCTTTTCTATTGCCTGTACTATACTTGTTGGCAAAGTAAGAGTTTGAGTTTCTCCCCTTGCAAATCTAACATTTGAGTCCCAATAATCAGTTGCACCTGCTGAACCTCCTGTTGCTCTAAATATTGGATGCGGAGTTTTTGAGTTATATCCATGCTCTGTATTAAGTCTTGTTAATTTTAATTTTAATGTATAAGATTTTTTATTCGCCATAACTGACTGTATACTAGCTATCGGCAATTTTATATAACCCCTATGAGCTTTAAGAGTCTTATATTTACCCTGACCTGTATATCCTTTACGAGCTGAGGTGACTTTACCTGTGCCCTCAACCATTGTGTAAAGGTTTGAAGTCGGTATTGAAAATACATCATTTAAATTAGTTCCATTTCCTCCTGTTCCTCCTGGTGATGAGCCACTTGAACTATGCAATGTATCATATTGAACATAAGAATATTGACTTTTAATAAATATCGCATTTTCTGCAACATAAACCATTTCTTCACTTGAATATTTTGGTATTCTTCTGCTTGTAGTCAAAATTGAACCATTATAAATTGATGCTAATTTATCAACATTACCTGAACACCACCCAAGGGACACATTTGAGCTACCATCTGCTTTTAGACATTGGTCTACTCCAAAGAAATCACAATCATCAACAACTAAATTTGTTCCTGCTAATCCTTTGATACCAGTAGCTCCCTCAACTCCCTCAAATCTTACACCTCTTATTTCTATATAATCCACGTGTCGAACACTTATTACTGAATCATCTGAAGTCGAGTTAATAATTGGATATTTATTATAATCAGCTTGAGTAATCTCACCTCCAACAAGTCTTTTATCAGATACATACTCCATAAATATCCTACTAGATAAGTCCTCGATATTAAAGTATTCACAATTTATAACCACATTTGCCCCAAGTTCTATTCTAAATACTGTACCCATGCAGTCCTGTAGGACTAAGCCCTTTTCATTTATTACACATCCATCTTCTACATGAATTGTAAGTTTAGCATCAAATTTTGTTCCATAATTTTTTACATTTCTTAAAACTGTACTAAGTGAATCAGCCTTGTTATTTTGGTCTCTTCCTGTTCTATCGCCTGTAGCTGTTTTCCCTATATACCAGTCTGATGGGCATCCATTTAGGTCAGCGACTTGAACCACCGCTGGGCAATATAATCTATCTACAACAAACTTTTCAGCATATGAGCCCTCTCTATGAAATGAACTTATTGGCTCATCATCATTTGTAAATATTTGAACTCCCTGACCATCGTAAACCACATAACCTACAATGTTATTCTCACTATCTTGTAAATTAATTCTTATTCCTTCGTCTGAAATATCTATAAGTCCTTGTATAAGCTTTACTATGCCTGCACTACTAACAGACATTGTTGTATTGCCATTTCCATCTAAGACATTTAAATTTCTTGCATCTATATAAGTTCCTTTAAGTTTCCCAGCATTAATTACATCTGCATTAAGTGAGCCTATCAAAGCACTTTCTATTGCTGCTTCTTGAAAGTATTCTGCAGCATCGCTTATTTTTGTAGTTGTTGCGCTAACTTCTTCTGAAAAATCCGTAGTATTTCCATAGGTATTTACCGCTCTCACTTTGTAGTACCAAGTTTGTGAGCATTCAACTTCATGTAAAAATGCACTAGCTTGACCTTTAAAAATTAGGTCAAAAGCATTAGGTGTAAATCCTTGCTCTTGACTTGCATATACCTCATAAGAATAATAAGGCTTATTCTCATACTCCCAACTAAGGGAAATTGTCTTAAATCCAGCTCTATCTATGTTTACAACGGGAATTGCTGGCAATGTATTAGGATAATCTTTTTTATTGTTTTTTATAATCTCTTTTACTTCATCTTTTGTTACAGTATCGTTATTAGATTTATTTATAATTGAGCCTAATGTTGTCTTTGGATCACCTAACTCTATAGATATATATTTATCTGCTAATACGTTATAAGTTGTTTTTATAACTCTAGCTTGGTCTCTTATTTTGTATTTACTGTTAGCTATATAGACACTATCATCCATGCCTATATGCTCTAACTCATATAATCCATCTTCCTTATATTCCTCAGTTTGACTAAGTGGTTGAAATTCTATTTTATAAGTCATTTTAGGAAGGTCGCAGCTATTATCGTTGAAATATTTTTCAGCTAAATTCTTTAATTTTTCTTTTGTTGGAGTTTCATCTTCATCAAATTTATCAGAAAAATCTATCCATTGACTTTTTATTATATCGCCTTCTACATATCTAGATGTTTTTACTCCTATTTCGTCAATGTATATAGAAGATTCGTTACCCTCTTCATCTGTAACTGTTGCATAAGGTTTTATAATATTAATTATTTCTGAGTAATCCTCTTCTAATGTAAATCCTGTAATGTTCTTCTTATAAGCTATAAGAGTGTTATCATCTTTACCCCTTCTATTAAGTACGGATATTGTAAAGTTATCTCTAAGAAGCTTAGGACCATTACCAAATGTATCTATAAGAGAACCTCTTGTTCCAGCTATAGCAGATAAACAATCTGTTTTTCTATCCATGCTATAGTTACCCAGCATTTCTATGTTACTTTCAATAGAAAATCTACTGTCAGCATCAGATTTTTGAAGCATATGCTTACCAGCATTTTCACAATTTATATTCCTTTCGTTTATATCTTCGTTTAAAGAGTTTTTAGCTAAATCAAATGAAATATGTTTTGCATATACTGTTACTTGCCCATTTAAAGGTTTGCTTATAGTATCTATCCTAAAAAGTTGCCCTTTTAGACTGTCAGATGCATCAGCTTTTATAAGATTATCTTGTTTTAATGCATAAAAAAAAGAACCATCGGAAGGATATACAAGTGTTAACTCAAAATCCCCGTTTGATTCTTCTTCAACTTGGCAAGATATAGCATCTACCAATAAACCTAATCCATTGCTTTCATACGTTGTAAAACTATTATCATAAATTCTTGGTATCACTATATCACCGCCATTCTATAATCTATTTTTATTTTAGTAAAACTAGCACCTGTTCCCAACGACCAGGTTATATTATTATTACCTTCTTCTAATATCGGAAAATCACTATACATTTTATGATTTGCATTTACTGTTTTTCCAAGCGAATTAACAGTAGTTGCATTCATTAAATCACAGTCAAGTTTTATATGCCCTTCTAAGGCTTTTAAAATTATTTCTTGATTATTTATATTAATAGTTATATCCCCTGTCGCATACACATCAATAACAGGATTAGTTTTATATTCATCATTTTTTATTATAGTATTTTTAGTAGTTATTTCTACTGTTTTGCTTTTATTTGAAAATCTATAAGGTTTACATCTAAATTGTGCCTGAAACAATCCAAAGTTTTCAATTGCTTCTTCTATGTCAATATCAGAATTGTAAGTCCCTAACAGATAGTAATCCATATCCTCACTTAATTGTATTTTTCTATTTGTTCCATTAAGAAGAAATTTCTTTGCTCTCCTTGCTAATGCTGGAGTAGTTTCAATTTCATCATGTTCATTTACTAGCACACAACTTAGTTTTAGTATAAAATCTTCATATCCATTGTCTACTGTTAATGCTCCGTCTCTTCCTTCTATTTCAATAAACTCTAACCTTTTAGAAGGCGCAGAAAGGATATTACTTTCATACACCTTTATTCCGTAATCTGTACTAGGTTTATCGTCTAAGTACAAAATTATTGGATCTCTATATTCCATAAATTCCATTTCTACACCTCCTTATACTGTTAATACATTTTTTCTTTTTAGGTAGAATGCTAAATCATTTGCTAGAGTTTCTATATCCTTATCATCGTTTATAGTTAGATTTTCTATATGTAGTAAACTAGCAAAATTACTTGTATTATTTTGTGTTGTTTGAGTTACAGCGCTAACGTTGCCACTTAAACCTCTAGCAGTTCCTACTAAATCCATTGTAGTTGCATTATTGTTCATAACACTAACTACGCTATTAGCTAGATTTTTAGCTTTTCCAAGCAAACTGTTTTCTTCTTGGTCTATTCCGACACCGATACCTTCTACTATGCCAACACCAATTACATCTCGCATGATTTTAGAAGGTGAGTTTATCTTGAATCCTGCCTTAAATCCTTTCACAACTCCACTGGCAAAATTAGATATTTGACTTCTTAACCAACTTCCAGCTCCAGATATACCTCTCCATATACCTTGGACTATCTGCTTACCTATGCTTGCCATTTGTCCTGGGATAGACTTAACTCCACTCACTATTTTACTTTTAAAATCAGATGCAGCTTTTTGTCCTTTTGCCCCGAATTGTGATGCAAAGCTAGTTGCTTTCGATATACAGCTAGATAAAAACGACCACACTCGGCCAGGTAATGCTGACAATGTACTTCCAATTCTACTTACAAATTGACTTCCAGCTTGCTGTGCTTTCGCAATCATTTGCGATGCCCATGTAGTAGCCTTACTGTAAGTATTGCTTAGGAAATTCCACACTCGACCTGGTAATTGTTGAAACCAATTTACAGTATTGCCAATAAATTTACTACCTGTTTCTTGTGCTTTTGATAACATATTACTTCCCCAGCTAACTACATTGTTGTATGTATTTGTAAGCCATTGACCTATTCGAGAAGGTAATTGAGAAAACCATTGTCCTATGGTATTAATCCACATCGGTATATTTGTAGCAAAATAGTTATATGTATTAATTCCCCAACTAGTTATAGCTCCTAATACAAATCCTAATATGTAGCCTATCTTTTCAGGCAAACCACTTAACCAAGTTCCTATTGATGTTATTAAGTTGCTAATCCAAATGGATACACTGTTGTATGTGTTACTTGCCCATAGTTCTATAGATTGCCATAACTCTTGAGCTTTTTCCATTGCTGTTACTTTTATTTGTTCCCATAGTTCCGATATTTTACTTTGAATTTGAGAAACTATTTCCATAGCTTTGCCTAATAAAAATTCACCTAGTTTTCCTATTTCTTCACCTATTACCTCTAATATTCCGACAAATAATTCTCCAATTGCTACAACTATCTGAGGCAATGCTTGTATTATTGCTTGTCCTAATGCTATTACAAGTTGAATACCAGCTTCTATTATTAGTGGTAAATTTTCTAATATGCATCTAGCAATTTCAATAACTAATTTTACTGCAGCTTCTAGTAATGTTGGTAAATTTTCTACTAATGCAACTGCTAAGGTTGTTATAATCTGTGCTGCAGCTTCTATTATTAGTGGTAAATTTTCTAATATGATGTTAACTATAGAACTTAAAGTATTTGTTATTATATCGACTATAGCTGGTAGATTTTGGCTTATACCATTTACAAGTGCAGTTATAATGTATACTCCTGCTTCAATTACTTTTGGTAGGTTTTCAGCTATAATGTTTATTACCGTAGATACAACATTTATTATAGTTTCAATTAATGTCGGCAATGCTTGCGCTATACCTTGCATAATCATTTCAAGCAGTTTAAATCCAGCATCTAAAAATAATTTTACATTATTACTCCACATTTTTAGCCATGCTTGGATTAATTGTCCTGCTGTTTCTATTAATTTCGGTGCTACTTTCAAGATTCCAGCTACTAAGTTTGATATTATTTCGCTTGCTTTTGACTGTAAAGCTGGTAAATTCTGATTAATCCCTTGAGCCAGGTTGCTAGCTATACTTTTACCGCTTTCTAGCCATTGAGGTAATGATGATTTTACCTTATCTAATCCACTTTTAAATGTATCTGCAAATTGATCTATAACTCCTTTTATACCACCTTTTTTATATGCATTTGGAATAGTTTCTGTAAAATACTTTTCAAGTGCACCAAATACATCCTTTGCCTTTTCTTTTACCGATTGCCAGGCATTATTTACAGTAGTTCTAAATGTTTCATTTGTTTTGTAAAGATGTATAAGTCCAGCAGTTACCGCTGCAATTGGTATAGCGAATGCGAAAAAGGTTGATGTAGCAGTCCCTATCATTGCGACAACTCCACCAATCATAGTCCAAGCACCATTGAGGGCAACCATCCAACCGTTCCATAATCCAGCACCCATAGAAAGAGGTAATAACAATAATGTCATTGCTGGTGCTAACAAGGCAACTACACTAGCTACTTTTGCGATTATTGGATGTGCCTCATTGAATTTTGTAACCCAGTCGGCTATAACGCCAACAACTTTCATGCCTACTTCTAAAACTTGCCCTGCAGTTTCTATCAAAGGTTCGAACGCTTTTGCTAACTTGTTTTTTGTAGTATCCCATAGCTTTTGTAATCCTTCATCTGCTTGCATAGCTGCACTAAATAAAGTTCCATATGCGGTAATTGCAGCAACTCCTACAATTGGAATTGCAAGTCCAAGATTAGCAGTACCAGTAGTCAAACTTCTCATTAACAATCCGTATCTCGTCATATCTCCTTGTGCAAGTCTTACTGCTACTTTCTGAGCTGAATATCTCTTTATAACTCCTTCAACTCTACCACCTAACGTTCTATATCCTGCAGATAGACGATTTAGTGGCGAAACTCCTAAATTCATCGCTTCACTTAATAATCGGAATTGTCCTGGAGTTGATGCTGGTAATAACATTTCTGGTCTAATTCCATGTGCCTGTAAACCTTGCATACGTTGTGTAAGAATTTGAGTTTGGTCTCCCATTAAACTAGTCATTCTCGCATTAAGTCGTATACTATTAGCTTGTCTTTGAAGTTGCCCCTCTGTAAGTCCTAATTGACTTCTCATGTAGACTTGCCTAAATGTGTTATCATCTAGACTTAATGCAAATTCTGTCATCGCATTTCTTGCTTGCATAGCTTCTCTAGAATAACTTCCGTAAGTTCTCGATGCTCTTCTTTGTTCATTTCTAAGTCTATACATTTCTTGATAGGCCTCTCGTGTGGCTTGTGGCACTTCTCCACCAAGTTGATATTCTAATCTCTGCATTTGTCTTTCGAATCTTTGCGCTTCTCGAGTTGTTCTGCTGAATTCATCTCTTGTTCTAGATGTCGAACTTGTAATATCATCAAAAGCATTGCTCGTACTACTACTTACCTGTCTAACACCATCAAAAGCACTTCTAGCTCTGCTGGCTGAATCACTCGTGTTTCGTAATGCATCACTTGCTCCATTTGTAGCTTGTTGTGTATTTCTTAACGTATCACCCATAGAATTAGAACTATTTTCAAACTCCCTTAAACTCTCTCTAGCATCATCTAATGCATTATTCCAGTTATGAATATCAAGATTTAAATAGCCTGTTGCAGTTCCTAAGTTTGTATCCGGCATTATTTACCCTCCTTTCTTTGTTTTTTCCATGCTTCTGATATAAATGTTTTTTTCTTTCCTGTTTCTTGGTCTATTAGATCTTCACTCCATCGTGGCTTTTTCTTTTCTTCAAGTTGGCTTGATATATACATACAGGCTTCATCGAAGCAAAAAGCCACGTATTCATCTTTTATTCTTGCTATTTCACTTGGTAATCTTCTATATTTCTCCGACTGATTGATTATCCTCAATACGTTCTTGCTCTTTACGAAAGCTTTTTAACCCATCAATCCCAGCTTGAACATAAGTAAGAATTGTTGTTTTCATTTCTAGTGGCAATGTCAAACCTATTTCTTTTATTTCTTTATAGCTTGGATTTACTAATGTTTCTTCACATAAAAACTCTAATAGTTCTCCTAACTGTTTTAAAGCTGTAACATCTCCTTCTATAGTTGCTTTGTTTACAGTTTCAGTTTTCCCGTTAAATACTTCTGCTGCTTCTTGTAAAAGAGTATTAGGTATTTTACCTTCTGTTATGAAAGCTAACATATCTGGTCTTTTTAGCTCAGCTATGAGCTCTGTCCCATCTTCAAATTTACCTAAACTTACTATTTGAGTTTGTTTTACTTGTTTTAATCTATCTAAACTTGTTACTTGTAATTTTTCCATTATCTATTTCCTTTCATATCATAATAAAACCCCTCTAAAATTATTTAGAGGGGTTCATTTTATTACTCTGTAACCACATCATTTGGTAGAGCAGTTACCTTTTCTATTGTATAAGGCGCAGTCCCTTTCTCTGGTCTTGACTGAATAGTGTATTCATTTGAATAATATTCACCATCTTTAAAAGATAGAGGTACTGATTTTCCTTTACAACTTGGGAATGTTACTTTTGAAAAGTTTCCAGTATCCCCATCTGTTCCTACTTCTGCGGAATAAACTTCAACATCAAATGCTGTTTTTGATGCATTTTGTCCTACTGGCGGTGCTGTATATTTTTTAAAAGTTTTTCCATCTGTATCGTATTCGATAGTACCTCCCTGAATAACTTTAAGAAGTTCAGGACACATTACATTATCTTTGCAAGTCAAGTCATAACCAAGTACGGTATCTTTAGCTTCTCTATTTGCATATATTTCACCTTTTAATTTTAGTGTTTGCTCTTCACCTTCTGAAACCACTTCTTCTGTTGAAATCTCATCAGAAGTTTTGAAGCTAAAAATATCAGTTTCAGTTACAACTCTAACCAATGACACATCTGATAGTGGCATTTGATTTATCTTTTTTACTGTAGCTGTCATATTTATCTACCTCCTTCTCTATATACATATCTAAAATACGAAAGCTTTGTATAATATGCTTTCATGTCGTTATCAATTTCTATTGCATACTTGTCATAATTCTTTCTTAGTTTCCCAAATTTTTTTATTGTATTTTCAACTTGTTTTATATAAGTTTCAACTTTTGAGTATTCATTAAAAGGATAAAATACCCATAGTTCTATGCTTTCCTTTTTTAAGTTTTTACTACTTGAAGTATCTTCTGTTCCAGCTTCATAAATCAATACATATGGCTCTGTGCAAATTTTATCTTGTTGGCCAAGTGAGTACACTTTTAATCCACCAGTTCTAAGAAATCTATATAAATCTTGAAACATTAGCATCACCTACCTTAGAAGTATGCTTAATCCAGCCATAACCTGTGGACCTATTTCATTTATTGTTGGCATTATAATCGGATAAGGGTTTGTTCCTGGATGATTTACTCGTTTAACTGGATGACTAGCCCCTTGCCAATACAACCAAGGATTTCCAGTTATAACATGTGGTGATGTTCCCTTTTCTAGATACACCCCATATTTAACACCGTGGGATAATGCAATACTTAATACATTCTCATTTTTCCATTCCCATGATGCGTTAAGTTTATTCCTAGCATCATAAGTTCTATTTGTCCAAGGTTTATTTCTTCTTGCATTATTTTGGAGTTTTAGAGCTGAGCTATTAGCATATATTTCTAGTGCTGCTTTTGTCCTATTTCTCTTTTGTTCTAGCATATCTGTTAACTCGTCTATATTCATGTTGAAATTACTCATTGTAACTCACCTCTTGTAATCTCATATCCATATAAATATCCATTTTATTTACGTTTCCAAGGTCCTTAATTTGATATTTATAGCCATTTATATATATATAGTCATCTTTTTGTATGAGCTTAGCAGTCTCATCATAAGCAATTAAAAAATATATATTTTCCCCTTTTATCACCTCTGCTTTATTTTGCAAGGTTATGTTTTGGCTATACTGATTATTTGATTCATGATATAAGCCTTCTAGCTCGCATACTAATTCTAATAAGTCTGACTTTTCTCCAAAGTCATTGGTATAAGCTCGCTTAACCACTGCATAAGAAGGAAGTTTTCTTATTGCTTTTTTAACTTTTGCTTTAATTTTTTCTTTATTTATCATAAAATTTTACTTCCATTCGGTCTGTATTTTTTAGCAAGTCTTACCCAGTAATCTTTATTATTAGGTAATGATAATCCACCTGGTAAGGTAATACTATCATCTTCTGCTTTAGCTAGAAGGCATTCATAAGCAGTTTTATTTATATCATTGTCATTTTGTTCTAAATAAAATTGGAGTTGTTCATCAGTAAAAAAGGGAGAATCACTCTCCCTTAGAATTAGTTTTAATTTTTCTATATCAGACATTTAAATCACGACCTATTATTTTTTAAATTTAGCAAGTACTATTTTAGCATCGTTAGTTTTAGCTACTCCATAGTATTTAGCAGTTGTTAAATCATGTATTTGTTTTTTAGGGAACCATTCATGATCTAAAGAAGTATCTTTTTTAAGGAAGATTGTTATTGCTGGTAATTCATCTTCTGTATATTCTGTTTCAGGACTATCTGGCTCCATTTTTAATATTGGATTTAAATAGTATTGGTTAGCTGCTGCCACTGCATTAACTTTATCACCTACTTTTAAAGTAGAACCATCTAAAGTTTTCTTTTTATATTCCGCTAAGTTACTTGATGATATTTCAACTGTACCGCTATCATTTTTTTCTGCTTGAACTAACATAACTTTTTTAGATTTTTTAACCCAGCAACCAGCTATTTTACCTATAGCTCCGTTTACTGCTACTCCAGCAGTGAATTTATCAGCTGATAAAAAGTTAGAATCTTTTAATAGAGTCGCTTCTTGTTTTGGATGTATAAACATAACCTTTTCTATTCCATCTTCTTCATCTTCGAATTGTGTTACTGCATCAACTATACCACTGTAAGATATTACTGCTAATGTACCCCCAGCTACTCTATTAGTTCCAGTATAAGCAGCATCTAATACATCATTGTCAACTTTTTGTGCTATAGATTTCGCTAATTGTGTTTCAGCTTGTGCTACTGGATTACCTAATCCACTATTAATAGATTCTTGAGTTATAGATACAGCTTTCATAGCTTTTTTTATTGTAAAAGTAGTTGACCCAGCTTTTAATCCTACTGTTCCGACTTCTTCACCTTCAGCTACATCTTCTGCATCTCCTATGTATTCCCAGCTTGGTGTTGTTTTTGTATCCCCTGGAACACCTTGTAATGTTGTATCAACTTTTGCATATGGTGTTATTTTACAAAGTGCTTCTACTTTTGCACCTATCACTGGCCCCATAACCTCTGGGTTTATAATATCTGCTAATTTTGTTGTTGCCATATATCCATCATCTCCTATTCATTCATTAATCTGTTGAATTCTTCTTTATTGTTGTTGTAAAATTCAACTCGTTTACTGTAAGGCATTTTCATTAAATCTGCCTTTGTTACTTCTCCAGCACCTCCACCAACTCGTGGATGATTGCCTGTTCCTCCAGTATTTCCTGGTGCTGGATTTGATGTATCAAATAAATATCCATCGCTTTCCTTCAATGCATTTAATTGTCCTTCTAAGCCTTCTAATTTACCTTCATTAAATTTTATATTATCTAAATCTAGTAAAGCTTTTAAAGCCTTAGCATTCTTACATTTATTGTCTTTTAATGCACTGTCTAATGCATAATTAAAATCCTTTTGTGCTGATTCTTTTTTCAGATTTTCTATTGTAGCTTCATGATCTTGTATTGTTTGTTGCAATGCTTCATTGTCTTTATTATTTTTCTTCAACTCTGTTATAGTTGTATTTGCAGCTTTTATTTGTTCATCTAAATCAGCCTTTTGGCCTTTTAACTTTGTATATCTTTCGTCTGCATTTTCTAAAGATGTAGTATATATTTTTTCTTCTTTCATCTTTGCAGTAATGTTATTTATTTGTTCATCTGTTAAGCTTTGTGCTTTTAATAATTCTTTAAATTCCATATTTCCTCCTATATTTACACTTTTTACAAGTCCGTTTCTTGAATATAGTTTTTAGTTTATTCTTTTACGTCTACAAACTAAAAAAAGACATAAAAATAAGCTCTTTCGAGCTTTTATTGTCTTGTTAATTTATATATTTCAAGATACATAACAAAGAAGCTAATTAGCTTCTTTGTTTTTCTTCTTTAAATTTTATAAATTGTTTTGTATTTGTTTTTTGATTTTTATATCTATTATGAAATTCATTATGACAAGATTGACAAAGTGTAATTCCGTTATTTAAATCAAGTCTTAATTCTTCATTCGTGTCATAACTTTCTAAGTGATGAGCTACCATTCTTCTATTATTTTCGCCACAAATTTGACATGTATAATTATCTCTTTCTCTTACTTCTTTGCTCCACTTTTTATAACCGAAAATACCTCTTGTTTCTACTCTATGTTCTTCTGTCAATTTTTCTTTATACATACCATTATTTTTACCACTATTAGCTTTTGATATTTTCATTTTATATTCTCGTGTCTGCATTGTCTTTCTTTGCTTTTCTCTAGATTTATCAGAGCAGATACCGTATTTACTTCTTTCTGATAAATCACTTAAATATTTTTCTTTTTCATCCTCGCTTATTGTATTCCACCAATTATTATACGCTTCACTATGACTTCTCGTAGGTATTTCTAATTTTTTAAATATTCTTGATAGATTTCCTTTGTCAAATCCTATTTCTTCACTTATGCATTTAATACTTTTTTTCTCTTTATGATATCTAAGTATTAAAAAATCTCTAAAATCCATATTATAGTTATTTTCTACTTCGATTATTTTTTTAGATTTTTTCATAATAAATATACACCTCCGTTATTTATACTTATATTATAACACAACTTCCAACTAGATGTATTATTTATTATTGAAATTCTAACATTTATTTTTTAACATTCCACATTTCAAACCATTTATCTAATTTAGGATTTGAAGATCCATAAGCCCAATCTTTTAATTCTTTTGCTATATCTTCTAAATTTTCCTCTATGACTGGTAATAAGGTGCATCGTCCTAATGGTCACGGATGGTCGAGTGGAATATCCTCGACCTTAAACCTCTTTCCGTTTCGTTCTTTACATAAATCGCATACATTATCGTCTGTTCCGCTTAGCCATTCAACTTTTTCTACATATGGATTATGCTTAGCACTTTGCCTTGTTGCTTCTTGGTATGCATGATTTATATAGGTATTTGCTAATCTATATGAATTAAATTCAACCTTGTTTTTACTTTTAGGATGAATAGTAAACTTTTCGTATTCCTTTAAATAATCTGGATTACAATAAACCTCTAAGTCTTTAGCTATATCTTTACTGTTTTTACCAGTAATAAAACCATCTGTAAGTATATCGTTTATTGTTTTTACAGTCTTGTTGTGATTGCTCCAAAGTCTGTCAGAAAGTTTTATGTTATCTCCATACATTTTGCCTGTAATAACATTGTCTAAAACTTGCTTATTCACTTTAATAAACATATCTTCAAAGCTACTAGAAAGAGGTTTACATAAATCACTGTAAAACTCTACTTGGCTTTGTGTATAGCCTTCTACGGTGTTTGCTATAGCCTTTTCTATATCTTTATTAAGTCTTTTATTTAGTTTCTTATATTCTTTTTCTAGATACTTAGCAGTTTGTCTTAAATAGTCATATGTCATAGTATCTGGATTAACTAGAGCCAATCTTTTAATTAGATTATTTGCTACTCTCTTATATGCTTTTTTTATTTCTCTAGTCATCTCTTTTTCAGTTTTATTCTTTTGTTTAAAAAAATTATTCAACTGAATCACTCATTCCAGATACATAACTCTCCTCTAGCATTTCTCTTTCTAATGCTATTTGTTTTATTTCAGCATCGGCCACATCATCTGTAACACCTTGCCATTTCTTGATGAATGTTTTTCTAGACATAGCCTGTGCATTTACTTGTTGCAAGTCTAATGTCTTTTCTTCGTCTTCATCTTCCTGTAAAGGATAGTTATTTTCTACTGTAACAGTATAATCAAGTTGCGGTAATTTTTCTATTTGATATACTTCTGTAATTTCAAGTATTGCTCTTATTAACCACTCTAAAGCTGGTCGCCATGCCATCATCTTCTCTTCACATCTAGTAATAAGTTGCCAATACAGTGCTTTCATAGTTTTGCCTGATGTCATCATGCCTTTTAGCTCGTCATTTGATAGCATTGGTATATTTAGCATCTCGTACATATCTGACTTAATACGTTTTAGAGAATTTTCTATCTTGTCTCCATAATTAAAATCTGTCGGTATTGTATCTAGTGTAGCTTGTTTCCCTTCTGCTGTAGGGTCTGTTGGTACGTCCCAAAATGCTCCAGGCTTTAGTTTAAATTTTTCAGATGCTTCTGGGTCTATGTCGATACCATAAATAATCCTATCCATACCTTTTCTAAGAGTGTCAACATCTTCACTTGATAGTCTATTGTATTGAATCTGATTATCTAGAAGCTCTTTTACGTCACTTTCGCCAAATGGGTCGCCGCTTAATCCGTCATTAATAATGACATAGCAAGGAATACCACTTAATTGCAAGTCTACATCTACATTTATAGGCTCTATTAATATCCCATTACCATTGTAGATGCCTTCATTTAATATACATCTTCCATCTATCATTTCATACTTTTGCTTCCAAATACGTTGCTTATCTTTTTCAACTTCCTTATTTGTCTGATAGAAGAATATTATCTTTTTAAGTTCGTTAGGATTTTCTTCGTCACTCTCGTAGATAAATTCCAAGCTAGGTAAAAACATTATCCTAATCTCTTTTGTATCTTGGTTAGCATATAATTTAATAGCAGCTCTTTTACCGATAAAGCAGTCTCTAGCACCTTTTACAAGCTTCTCTGAGAATAGATTATCTTTTAATATCTTATCTAAATAAAGATTTATTTGTTCAGCTTTATCCTTGTCAGTATCTGTATCGTTTTTAGATTGAACATATAGCTCTGGAGTCTTGCCGAATAAAAATCTAGATTCTTCTTTTATAAGTTTCTTAATCAGATTTGTTCTTTTTTCTGTCTGTGTATAATCTTTTTCTTCTGACTTGTCTATAAAGTTTTCTCGACCTTCGTATATGTCATACAGTCTTAGTATATCGTTCATTTCTTGTAATACTGCCGAGCCATACAATCCAGTAAGTTCAGCAGTAACAAACTCTTGATAACTATTAAACATCTTGTAACCTCCTTTCTATCTACTGTGATAATGTCTTTTATAATCTGCAACCTCATAACCATCTAATGCATACCAAATAGCACTCAAAGTATGAGGGTCTATATTAAATTCATCATATATATTCTCACCTTTTTCATTTTGCTTATATGTTAGATCCTTCAATTCTTTTTTTACATTAACACATTTAGTTGAGCAATATATATGCTTAAATCTTTTTACTTTTTTAGTATTTTGAAGCCTAGAGCCTTGATATTTTTTAGCCCCTATCATTTTAAAACCTTCTTGCTGATAAAATCTAATTGTCTTGGGTTCCTATTTCATTCACATAAGGTCGTTAATCTTATGCAGTTCTCTTATGAACTTCTTATGCTCTCACATAAGTCTAGACTATATCTTCAATAAAAAAGACCTCTCGGTCTTAATTATTGCCTGGCTTTTCCACTCACTTGAGTGTACCCTACTTTCTTATTCTATCTATTTAAGATAAAATGATTTCGCTAGTCGTTGAACAACATCATCTTTTGTTAAAGGTGTATATGAAAATATATGTTTTTTATGAGTTCTTTCTTCACCTCTAGCACATGCACATACATGCCCTTGATTAAACCCATCAACTTTACATTCGTGTGTATAATTATAAATTTTAACTAAATTACCTTCTAAATCATATACATAAGTTTTTTTAGTTAATGAGTGTAAATTATTCTCTTTAGGTGTTACCCATTCTAAATTTGATACATTATTATTTTGTCTATTTTCATCTATGTGATTTACATATTCTTTATTATCTGGATTAGGTATAAAAGCTAAAGCTACTAGTCTATGAACTCTTACATATTTTACTTTTTGCTCATTTGTTACTAGTGCTACATTTAAATACCCTCCAGTTTTCTTGTATTGTTTTATTTCTTTACAAGTATCTTTTCTTTTTAAATTGTTACTTGCATAGCTAAATACTTTTCCATTTTCTGTTATGTAATATACATCTCTTATATTTTCATATCCTTTAATTTTATTTATTTGTTTCATATCAACCACTCTCCTTAATATAATTATAACACATTTCGGATAGTTTCGTTGCATAAAACATTAAATAATTATAATATTGCTGCTGATTGCCCATTGTAGCATCTTTAGAATTTTTACTCTTTGGTATCTAAAGCTTTAGGGGTTTCCAGCAATTAACCAGGTTAAGTGCCTAACCATTAAGCACTATCTGCTCTTATTAACTCTTTATTTACTCTAAATTCATCTATTTCTTTAGCAGTCTTATCATCTGTCATATGATTTTTATAATATTCCCAGTAAATATACAAATCTTTATTCACATCATCTATAGCAATTCTAACTAATGCATTGTATGAAGTTTCAAATCCAAAGTCCATGCCAACTCTATAAAATCTAGAAGGGATAGAACCTACTTTGGCCATAACTAAATCGTGGTCCATCATTTCAAATTGCGGTAATACTTTGGTACCATTTATACCAAATCTACCTTGTCTAGCTACTCTATATAAATCTGGGTCGTATTCTTTCATGTTATCAAGCTCTTTTATATAGTCCTGAGGTAGAAAATAATTGTCATCACAAATGGAATGATGATAGTATGTATTATTTGTCTTGATAATTCTTTCAATATAAAGTTTTTCATCATCAAGTATTTTCTTATTATTTTCTTCATCAATAAAAAAATGCTTATAAGTCCAGTTGGCCTTTTCTATAGGGTTTTCGCTAAGTATAATGTGATTACTGAGTGTAGGATGTCTTAAACGCCCTAAAAGTTCTTTAAAGCCCTCATATTTAACCTCGGAACATTCTTCAACCCATATAATAGATACACCATTGATAGATTTTAATTTAGCTGGTTTATCCATACCTTTAAAAATTATCTTGCTCCCATTAGGATATGTTACTTGCATTGGCGATGTCTTAAATTTAAGCATATCATATATCCCCATATCTACTGCTACATCTTGTAAAAGTGAAAAGCAGCTATCTCGTATAGTGTCATATACTTCCCTTACAACTAATGCTAATCTCTTTTCTTGTAATAATTTTAGATGCAGCTTTTGGACCACATGATAACTTTTAGAGCTGCCATAACCACCAACAAGAAAATAAAATTTATAGTTCCAATCTAAAACAAAATCTTCAAAGTGATCATTGCAAGTTATGTTAATTTCCATTTTTTTCACTTGCCTTATTGATTGTTATTGTTAGGTTTTTATCCTCAGCATCTTTCTTGTCATATATTCCTAGATGTTTACCGAGTAAATCCAATGCTTTTAGCTTGTCGCATAGTTTTATTTCCCTTTCTGTTATTTCTCCATCTTCTGTTGGTATGTTTTTTATTTTTACACTTGCTATAGCTGCTAAATCTTCTTCTTTTGCATCTGATTTTACAGTAGCTTGATTTAAATTTATTACATCTCCTGGATTAACAAATGCTATCTTTGCTAACTCCCTTAAAACTCTATCTTGATTAATACCTGTCCTTCGACTTCTTTCCGCTATAGCTTTGTCTATTTCAGCTTTTACGTTAGGTTTCGTTAAGTTTTCACAACCAATTTCTTTTGCTGATTCCGTGCTATATCCAGCCCTAATAGCCGCTTGAGTGGCATTAAGGTCTATTAAGTATTCTTCTACAAACTTCTTTTGCTTAGCTGTCAATTTCGCCATTAATACCACTCCTTTCTAATTCTAATAATTTATTTCTATATCTATTATCATTCGTTAATCTAATAAGACTTTCTATATCTCTTTTACTTAGCTT